GAGATATTCTGTTTCACCACTTAATAATCTGGTGTATGCCTCACTACAACCTGAAGGATACTGATAGAATCCTAAACAATCTCCCGCAAACGCAGAACTGCTCGAAATATTCAAAGAATTTATACAGCTAGAATAAGGACCTATTGGGGCTGTCATGTAATTCAAATAGAGTGTATTTTGATCTGACACACAATCAATTGGCGGGGTAATGCTACCTGTTGATGTAAGAGTCAAACCTGACCATAAAACTGACTGAGGTCCCATAGATGATGGGAAACCTGCAGGTACCGGTAAACCTATAAATTGATTCGGCAATGTTGCCGCGACTGAAGCAGAATTACAAAATTTTGATTTGTTAGGGTTTCCACCAAATAACTTTTCTTTGTAATCCACATAAGTACTTGTGTTTATTAATGATTCATCATTTACATATCCCAAATATTCATTATTACCGACACTTAAGTAATAACCATCATTAGTTATAATTGCATTACTTAGTTCAGACGGATCTTCACAAATATCAAACACAACACCTGCAGTGAGATAGGATGCGTTGATGGATCCGTCAATTGTTAATTGTGTAAAACCTGCAGGATTTGTTATTGTTAATATAATTGATCCTTCAGCACTACCTGTGGTTGGGGTTGGGGGCGTTGTTGAAATAGTATTTCCCGATATTGTAATTTTACAATTAGCACAAGAAGATAGTGTAGGAATCCCATTGTTTGTTGTAAAAGTGTAAGTTTCTGCAAAATTCTGCGATGGAACCCAACTCATATTAATAAAACGGATTGATATAGATTCTATTGAAGTTGCAAATGTCAAAGTGTAAACTCCGCCCGGAGGGCTACCATTTGGGACATTCCCCATAATTCCGCATGGATTTGTTGAGTCACCGACTATTGGGCACGGATCACTTGGTGAAACCGAGGATGGAAGTTCTTTTACTGCGTTGTATGGGATTGATGACCCAGTTATAGAAATACCATTCCAAGTTATAACAGGATTAGTTTCAGGTATGGGTGGTGTAATAAAAGATGTACAACATTCAAAAAATGTGGGTGTTGGCGTGGGTGTTGGTGTGGGTGTTGGCGTAATTGTTGATGTAGGTGTAGGTGTTGGTGTTGGTGTTGGTGTTGGTGATGCTGGAGCACAAGTGTGGATTTGACATTCCCAACCACATTCTAAACAAGGTAACTGACCACAACTACAACCACATTGTGGTGTTGGGTTTCCATTACAAACATTACAACCATAATTAACATGAGGATCATGTTGATTATTTTGCGATCTCGGCGGGTAAACATAAATACATCTACTATTTGTAACACCTGTATTACAACAAGCACAAGTCTCAATACAATTATAAAGAGGTGTTGTAACTCTTGTGTACCCACTGTAATTCCAAGGACTTCCGTTTGCATGATGATAAAATTTGTTTTCAGCTCTTGTACCCCAATAAAAAAATATGTTTTTATTTTGAGGGTAGATATCATTTAAAGTAGTTTGACCCGGACCTGGTTCATATTCATTTATCAATCTTGGCTTGAGTAACATCTCAACAGTCCAACCTTTATTTACCCTTTCAGGAAGAATTTCATAATCATAACCAAAAAGTTTATAAAATCCTTGATAAAAACCTCCGTATAATTCGTGATATTTACCAACCGCAATATTATCTTTTGACACTACTTCGTATAGTGTTTGGTCCGTAATTGCCGAAAAACGATTATAAGTTCCAGTATACCCCGTAACTTGGAATAATTTCATCCTTCTATCAAAGTAAAATCTTTGGTATTTTAAGAAGTCGTTAAAAAGTCCGTTTGTAAATGTGATAGTTTCTCCTGTCATTTTATCAACAAGACCATTATCAATACCCGTCAAACCAATATCACATGCGGTCTCAACGTCAAAACAATCTATTCTTAAACCATCAGGTTCGTAATAATTTTGGGAAACAAATATATTACTCTTATCATAATTTCCATATGTAAGTGTCTTAGGAATCCAAGTTAATGGGTTATCAATATCATAATACACAGGTAATTTCTTCCCATATGTTTGAGCGATCAAATATGGAGAAAAAACTACCTCTTCATTAAAGCTTCTTTCGTCTGATGCTAATGACATATCTTGCCCATCGTAGATCAGTTGTAACTTTAATTTTTGGTAATTATATTGATTTATATTCTGATAAGCCATCGTTTTAACTATAAATACCACACATCAAAGTATTTATTGTAAAAAAGTGAACATGTTAGAATTTGGAAAAGAATATTTTGAAAAGCCTTATTATTTTTATCTTAAAGATAAAGGTGATAAATTTAGTGTTTATTATTCTGTATCGGAAACTATTAAGGAATCAAGAGAATCTGACGAAGAGGTTGAATTCTTAAAAGAAGATTTTAGTAAAATAATAAAATTCATAAAAAAACTTTTTAAATCAGGTAAAAAATTTACAAAAGAACAAATAAAAAAATTATTAAACTTTTTTAAATCTAAAGGGGATAAAAAAGTTGATGGTGAATTACAAGAATTTGTTGGTAGCGATGGATCATTTACCAATTCAAGTATACCAATGTTAAATCAAAGACTTGTTACAAAAAATACAATGGATCAAACGGTTAAGATGACTAGAGCAAATCAGTTTCCATTTATAAGAGTGTACTATGGTGAATCTGAAGAAGAACAGGAAAATTTAATTGATGAAGTTGATATGTCCGATGCTTTTGGTTATGAAGAAACGAAAGAAGCCAAAAGTTATAAAGAAGCATCTAAAATATTAAAACAAATGGGGGTTGAAGATCCTTTTGAAAGAAATGAAAGATTAGAAACTATGGGATTTGATCCTGAATACGATAAACAATTAAATATGATCAAGAAAAAAGGTCATGGTAAAAATTGGTTTACCAAAAGAAGATTGTCTGAGTTAGAAAAAGGAAAAATGGAAAAAATGATTGATGAAATTGTTTTAGGTAAAAAGAAAAAAAATGATGACATAGTTAAAAAAACTAAAGATGAATCAGATTCTACTATGTCAAAATTGTTAATTAGAAACTTAGAATCCATCAAACATTTGGCAGACAAAGAAGGTTTGGATATAAGGGATTTATTAAAAAAAATTAAAGATAGTGAATAGTCAATTATACAATAAAACAATTGAATTACCTGAAGAGGTAACAAAGTATCTACAACAATGTTTTGATATGTTCCCAAATTCTGATCAATCAATTGAAGGTCATAAAAGGAATGAGGAATTAAGAAACAGTGGTTATGTCACATATCAACAATTAGGTAGGATGAAAAATTGGTTTGATGGTTATAGAGGTGACGGTAAAGATGCTCCTTATATTTTAAATGGTGCGGATTATGTTAGAAATTGGGTAAATCAAACATTAACAGATATGAGAAATGGTGATAATTTCTCTAATCAAACTAAACAAGATTTCGTACCTGACGAAGTAGGCGACGAATTAAAAGATAATTTAGGTTGGCTGGCAGATATGAATAGACCTTCAAAAGAACACAGTACATTTGTACAAGATATAAAATTGAAAGAAGACCTGCAAAGGATAAATTTAATAATGAAAAAAATAATTTAAGATGCCAGAAATTGAAAGATTGGACTATAGTCAACCCGCAAACGATTTAACAGCAATTGCGGATATTGAAAGAAAAAGATTAATTGTTAAAAATGATTATTTAACATCTAATCAGTATTCTGCTGTTAATAAAGATGCCAAGTCGGATGGTGATGAATTTGGAAAAGGTACTGGTATTTTTTTAGATACTAGTAACGGTGGCTCAAGAACTGATAATTCGGAAAGAATCAGTGAAGTAAAATTAAATGAATATCAACCAAACAAACCTTATACCACACCGTCAGCATAATGAAACTTTACAATACATTCAAAAATCTTATTGTTGAGGTAGCCTCTATTGACAAAGTTGTGGATGCAATTAAAAGTAGGAAAAAAGTTGTAATTTATTATGATGGTGATGAACCAGGTGGTAAAGGATTAAGAGTTATCGAACCTGTTTGTTACGGATATAGTAAATCGGATAATCCTGTTTTAAGAGCTTGGGATTATGAAGGAGCTTCACACACAGCGTATTTAGGTAAGAAACCTTTACCGGGTTGGAGATTGTTTAGAATTGATAAAATAACATACCTACAACCAACAGCGGAAGTTTTTAATGAGGTTAGACCAAATTACAACCCAAATGGGGATAGGAGTATGTCTAGAGTTATCATAAACGCAAAATTTGACACAGAAAACGAACAATAATATGAATAGTGAAAATGATTTAATTAAAAGATTAATGGTCTCTAAAAAAATAATGGAGAAACATGATCAAATGGGTAGAGGATCTCAGGACCCATTTAATTCGACACCAATGTTAGAAAATTACCAACCTGTTAATGCTTCATATAATATACCTCAGGATATTTTACAGGAAGAACAAGTAAGACGACCTCAACAAGTTAATAATGAAGTCCCAACTGCGGACAGAATTGCAAATTCAAAATTACCTGATGAGATTAAAAGGTTAATGATGGAACACCCAATTGCACAACCAACAAGTTCATTAGGGGGACCAACATTATCAACAGATTTAATAGATAAAGCGGCAAGATTAATGGCCGTTGATGCTAGTGGTAAACAAGTTTCAGAAACACCAAGAAGAAAAGAAAACATAAATGAAAATTTAAACACACCTAACAATACAGGTTTAAAAGAAATGTTAAGAGAGGTTGTTGAGGAAGTTCTTTATGAAAATGGTTTAATTATGGAATCGGAGAGTAAATCTAATGAAATGTTTAAATTTAGAGTTGGTGATCACATATTTGAGGGTAAGGTCACTAAAATTAGAAAAGTATCAAAATAGTCAAGTTCCTGACTTTTGTTCCACCCACCCCAAAAAGGTGGGTTTTTTGTTATTGATATTTCAAGTAAAAAGGTTTATTATTTTGATAAATTCTTAAAAATGCAAAAAATACAAGTATTAGTTTTACCATCAGATAAAGCGGGTGTTGGTAGATATAGATCCGTAGATCCACACGTTAATCTACAAAATAATTTTCCACAAGAGTTTCAAATCACAATTGATTATGAGCCAAAGTTACAAGATGAAAACTATTGGAAAAAATTCCAAATAGTACATTTCCATAGATCTATTGGTCAAGATTATGAATTATGTTTAGAAATAATAAAAAAACTTAAGTCTTGGGGTATCGTGGTTGTTGGTGATATTGACGATTATTGGTTACCAACAAAAGAACACCCAATACATCAATTAATTGTATCTAACAAATTAAATGAAAAAATAATTGCAAATCTTAAAGCTTGTGATTATGTAATAACAACGACTGAATTATTCGCAATGGAAATTAAAAAATTCAATAAAAACGTAGTTGTTTTTCCAAATGCGATAGACCCAAATGAACCACAGTTTAACGAACCTACTTTACCTTCGGAAAAAATTAGAGTTGGTTGGTTAGGAGGATCATCTCACTTACATGATCTTAAATTACTTGATGGTATGGTTTCTAAATTATCACCATTACAAGACAAACTTCAATATTATTTATGTGGTTTTGATACGAGAGGAGTTATCACTGAAATTAATCAAACAACAGGTGAGAAAAAAACAAGACCAATAAAACCCGAAGAAACCGTGTGGGTACAATACGAAAAAATATTTACCAATAGTTACAATATAATTTCTCCAGAATATAAAACCTTTTTAGACCAATTCCAAGAGGGAGATTATCCGGCAATCCAAAATGAAAATTATGTTAGAGTTTGGACACGTCCTGTCGATTCATACGCAAGAAACTATTCAAAATTTGATATATCTTTAGCACCAATTAAAAACCACGTATTTAATAGACTTAAATCACAATTAAAGGTTATTGAAGCTGGATTTTATAAAAAAGCATTAATTGCTTCAAATGTTGGCCCATATACAATTGATTTGAAAACCGCATATAGTAATGGTAAATTTACTGATGGTAATGCCCTTTTAGTTGATGAGGTTAAATCACATAAAGATTGGTACTTATCAATTAAAAGATTAGTCGAAAACCCAAATATGATACAAGATATGGGTGAAAGATTATATGAAACCGTTAAGGATCGATACGACCTAAATAAAGTATCAATAGAAAGAGCATCATTTTACAAATCTTTAATTAAATAAGTTATGATTAATATCCCAATTACAAAAATTTTATTCTTAGATATAGAAACCGTTGGTGGTTGTGCGGATTACCAAACGTGTATTAAATCAAACCCAAGAGTTGCCGAACAATTTGATAAGTACTTCGATTGGTTTTTGAAAAGATTCCCCGAAGATAAAGAATGGGGTGAAGGTAGAACAACTGAAGAACATATGGATATTGTCTTTAGAAAAAGAGCAGCTCTTGTTCCTGAATTTGCAAAAATTGTATGTGTTTCTATGGCATTTGTTTTAGATAACGGTGAAACAAAAAAACAAACATTCTCAGGTGATGATGAACATACATTACTTTTAGAAGTAAGAGATCTTTTAAATCGATGCCACAAATTAGATTTTTATCTTTGTGGTCATAATCTTAAAAACTTTGATATCCCTATGTTGGCAAAACGAATGATTGTTAATGGGATTATGCCATCAAAGATTCTTCCTTCATATGATACGAAACCTTGGGAGGTAAAAGCAATTGACACAAAAGAAATTTGGCAGTATGGTGCATACACGGCAATTGGTTCATTAGATTTAATGTGTGCTTGTTTAGACATTCCTACACCAAAAGATGGTGAGGTAAATGGGGGTATGGTTCACGAAGCATACTGGAGTCACAATAAACTGAAAGAAATATCAGACTATTGTGAAAGAGATGTTGAGGTTTTGATTGATGCAATTATGAAATTAAAAAGTTTAAAATAATGAGTGAGGATTTTAATAACGAAGAGAATGACCTAATAGATGATTTATTAAAATCATTTGATATTAATGACATTGATAAAGTTGAGTTAGATGGATTGAACGATTATTTTGGTTTTGATGTTTTAAGTTTAGAAAAAGAAATGGAAAACTACCAAGACACCTTAGAGTTTAGATTTTCAAAATCAAATGACGACGCTAAAGACCCAAAATATGCGTACACATCGGATTCAGGATTTGATTTATATTCGGTAGAAGATAAATGGATCCATCAAAATGATAGAGCATTAATTTCAACAGGATTACATTTAGACATTCCTGAAGGGTATGAAGTACAAGTAAGATCAAAAAGTGGATTGGCAATTAATCAAGGTCTTTTTGTATTAAACTCACCAGGAACGGTTGATGAAGGATACACAGGAGAAATTAAAGTTATTTTATTTAACACTACTAAAGAAAAAATTAAAATACAAAAAGGTCAAAAAATTGCCCAAGCAGTCCTTTGTCCTGTTGTTAGCGGCAAATGGATATCGTTTGTTCAAGTTGATGACGTTAACTCTAAAGATAGAAATGAAAATGGATTTGGTTCTACCGGAATATAAAATTAAAATAATATAAATAATGATAACTATAGGGTTTTCAACAAGAAAAACAGACTCTGATTTTTTAACTCACCTACAAAAATCTTGCGGTTCTAAAAAATTACAAATAATAGAAAAAGTAAACAATGGTGAAAAATCTTTGGCTAAAGTTTATAATGAAATTTTAAATGAAGCTGAAAATGATATTGTTGTTTTTTGTCACGATGATATAGAGTTTGACACAAAAAATTGGGGTGAAAAATTAATCAAACTTTTTAAAAGGAATGAAGAGTACGGAATACTTGGTATTGCCGGTACAACAGATATGATAGATGGTAGATGGTGGTCAATGAGACAATCAATGACAGGTATTGTATCTCATAAACACGATGGTAAAAAATGGACTAACACATATTCACCTGATCAAGGAAATAAAATAAAAGAAGTTGTTGTACTTGATGGTTTATTTTTTTGTGTTGATAAAAGAAAAATTAAACAAAATTTTGATGAAGATTTTGATGGGTTCCATTTTTATGAGATACCATTTTGTTTTGCAAATCATGTTGATGGTGTTAAACTTGGTGTAACAACATTAATAAGAGTAACTCATAAATCTATTGGTATGACTAATGATCAATGGGAACAAAACAAGGTAAAATTTGAATCTAAATATGGTTCTCATTTACCAATAAGACTTTCTGATAATAAAACATTGGAGGAAAAATCGACTATGGATATTGATAAAGTTGGTTTAGGTATGGTTACATACAACGCAGAACATAGGATATTACAAAGTTCATTTACGGTCCCGAAGTGGATTAAAAATTTTGTAATCGTTAATGATGGTACACCATATGACTCAAGTTCTTACCCTGAACACGCACACATAATCCAACACGAAACAAATCAATGTGTTGGGGCCGCAAAAAACACGGCTATGAAATATTTGATGGATTTAGGATGTGAACACATATTCCTTATGGAAGACGATATCTTAATTAAAGATGAAAAAGTTTTTGAAGAATATATTAGACATTCTGCGATTTCAGGTATAAAACATTTAAATTTCGCATTACACGGTCCCGCTAATAGAAAAGGATATACCGCATTTAGAGATTTATCTGAAAGACAAGATAGTAATGATGAACCAAACCCAAGAGCAATAATTCCATATCCTGAAGGAATTAAAATTGCCTTCTATCCTAATTGTGTTGGGGCATTTTCATATTATCACAGATCTGTATTAGAAAAAATTGGTTTATTCGATCCTATGTTCAAAAATGCTTGGGAACACGTAGAACATACTTACCAAGCAATAAAAAATAATTTTCACCCCCCTTTTTGGTATTTTGCCGATATTGATAATAGTTGGGATTATTTAAATGACATCCCAAATTCAATCCAAAATTCAACTATTGCAAGAACTCCAGAATGGAATGAGAACTTCAAAAAAAGTACGATGTGGTATAAAAAGAAACACGGAGTTACGCCATCTGAAATTCCTTTAATGGATTTTCAATCAGCACAAAAAATAATAAGTAATCTTTATATGTTAAGGTAAAATGGTAGTAGATGTAATAATATTAAGTTATGCCAAAGATAGTTCTTTGGAAAAGATGAATTTAGAGTGTATGCAAAGTTTGTACAATAGTACAAATGAACACAAATTCCAAATTTGGATGGTTGAGACTAACAAGGACAAAGAATTTGTCTACCCTGGTTGTGAAACTTGTAAAGTCATTCAACCTGAAGAAGAGTTCAACTATAATAAATTTTTAAATATTGGGTTAAAAAATTGTACCAACGAATGGATTTTAATATCAAATAATGATACTATCTATTATCCAAACTTTTTGGAGGAGATGTTGTCCGCAAATGAAAAAGACCCTACTCTAATGTCAATGTCGCCTATGGATGACACTTGGCACAGACATAAAACTTTTAATAAAAATGTAGACATACATTATGGACATAGAACATCATATGAAATTGCAGGATGGTCAATACTGGTTAAAAGAGAAGTGTTAGAAAAAATGGGTAATTTTGATGAACAGTTCGAATTTTGGTATCAAGATAATGATTATGCATTTACATTACAAAAGTTTGGTTATAAACATGCATTAGTTACAAAATCTAAAGTTAAACATTTACTTAGTAAAAGTCATAACTTAATAGATAGAAGTAAAAAGTATAAAATGACTGATGGTTTAATCGTCAATTTACAAAATAAATGGTTTAAAAAATAAAAAAATGTTAACAATTAAAGAATACTACGAAAATTTTAAAAATAAACAAGGTGATATTAATGAACATCTACCAACGTTAAAAAAATACGCACAAAAATGTGACCACGTTACTGAAATGGGAGCAAGATGGGGATGCTCAACGTTTGCACTACTTTCAGGAAAACCAAAAAAAATTGTTAGTTATGACATTAAAGAACACGAAAACATTACAAGGGCAAAAGAATTAGCAAAAAAAGAAAAATTAAATTTTGAATTTATTCAAAAAAACGTACTTCAAGTTAAGATAGAAGAAACTGATCTTTTATTTATCGATACTTGGCATAAGTACGGTCAATTAAAAGAAGAATTAAGATTACATAAGAATAAGGTAAGAAAATATTTAGTTTTTCACGATACAGAATCTTATGAATTTAAAGATGAACCAGATTGGGGTGGTTTATACAAAGATATAAAACCATTATCAACAGAAAAAAAAGGAATTTGGCCCGCAATTCAAGAATTATTAGACGAAGGTAATTGGGAAATTGAAGAGAGGTTTAAAAACAATAATGGATTAACTATTTTAAAAAGAAAAAAATGATAACTGAAGAAAAAATTTTAAATGAAAACAATGTAGGTAAATGGGATTCTTGGTACAAAAATCTACCCGATAATCCATCAGAATTTAGATATGGTCAAACAGAAACATACCAATTAGCATCCGAATTTTTAAAAGATTGTGAAGTTGTTGAAGATTGGGGATGTGGTGCTGGTGGTTTTTTAAGATATAGAGAAGACGCAATTGGTGTAGATGGTAGTGATACTAAATTTGCAACAAAAAAGTTTATAGATCTAACCAAGTATGTTTCAGAATGTGATGGAATCAATATTAGACACGTATTCGAACATAATTACAATTGGTCTTCCATTCTTGAAAATTCTTTAAAATCGGCGAAAAAGAAAATTTGTATAACAATGTTTGTCCCTTTATCCGAAACAACAGAAGAAATAAGTCATAATTTACCACATGGAGTTGATGTACCTGATTTAAGAATTTCTAAAAAAGAATTTATGGATATAATAAATAAATTTTCACCAAAATCAGTCGACTCAGTTCTTTTGAATACCGCAACAGGTTATGGTATGGAAGAAATTATTTACATAACAATGTAATAAATGAAAAAAAAAGTTCGTATCGTTACCGCTGATTTTGGAAATCATATTGAGGGATTTAACCCAAAATTACCCCATCAACTTACAAAAAATTTTGAAGTGTCTTTTTCGGTTTATAATGATAACAACACTCCAAGTAGGTCTTTATCACTACACCCAAGATTAAAAGGTAAAATTCCAAAAATGTTAGAATGGATGGAGTTTGATGCCGATTATTATTTTTGGGTAGACTCTAAATTCAAAATAACATCAAATAATTTTGTGGAAGAAGTTATTCATAATTTGGGAGATGCCGATTTTGGTCTCATGAAACACCCAAGTAGAAAAAGTATACTTTCCGAATTAGAGTATATGGAACATGCGATGTCAGAAGAAAAAGAAGAATACCTGATAAATAGATATACGGGTGAAAATATGAGAAATCAAGTTGAGTCTTATATTAAGACTGATGGATTTGTAGACGATAAATTATTTGCAATGGGATTTTTTGTATACACAAAAAAAGTTATTGAAAATAAAGAATGGAATATAATGAAAGATTGGTTTTTCCAAAACACATATTGGTCAATACAAGATCAACTATCCTTTCCTTTTTTACTTTCTAAACATAATATTAATTATAAGGTTTTTGATTTTCACCTTTTCAGTAACTCATATATCAAATGGGGTTAAAAATTTAAATAAAAAAAATGACACAAAGAAAAAAAAGTATAACACCAACAGAGGAAAATAACCCAACACCTATCAATAAAAGAGATATCATTTCACAGGTAGTAAAACGAAGACCAAAAGGAAAGTTTTTAACTGAAAACCAAAAAATTTATTACGAAACGTTATTAAATAATCAAATAACAATTTGTTCAGGTCCTGCGGGAGTTGGTAAAAGTTATATCGCAATGAAAACAGCGGTAGATCTTTTATTAGATGATGGAAATGGTTATGACAAAATTATTATCGTAAGACCGGCAGTAGAAGCCGAAGAAAAATTAGGGGCGTTACCTGGTAATTTAGAAGAAAAATTAGATCCTTATATTTTTCCATCATATTATCTATTAAATAAAATAATCGGTAAAGAAGTCAGAGAAAAACTTAAAGATGCCGAAATTATTGAAGTTTTTGCTTTAGCTTATATGAGAGGTATGACCATCGACAATTCAATTTTAATTTTTGAAGAGGCTCAAAATGCGACCCCAAAACAAATGAAACTTCTTTTAACAAGAATAGGTACAAATAGTAAATTTTTCATTTCAGGTGATATTGAGCAAACCGACAGATACAAAGATAAAACACACTCAGGTCTTTACGACGCATTAACAAGATTTAATAGCATACCTGGCGTTGGCATTTTTGAATTTGGAGATAAGGACGGTGTTAGAAATCCCATAATAACAAAAATACTCAAACGATATGAAGAAGATAGGGATTGATATTAATGGAGTTTTAAGAGATACTATTGGTAAATTTTCACAACTTTATGAAAAACATTTTATTGACTCAATCGATGAACCATATTTAGGTCAAACTTTTGAATTAGATATTTCAGGTAATACCGAATTAATTGTTGAGGAAGAAGTTAAATTTAAATATGAAAAAATTTCTGAGGTTACTTCTTTAGAATTAGACAAACATTTCTCTTTTCAAAATAAAGAAGAATTATTTGATTTTATGTATGAAGAATATGCTATGGAGTTGTTTGGTCATTCACCGTCTTCTGAATTATTAACATTTAATATACTTAATGAATTATATTTAAACTTAAGAGACGATCATAATTTTATTATAATCTCAAACGAGATCTCTAAATCTAAACCAGCATCATTATTTTTCCTATCAAAATTTGGGTGTTTATTAGAGAAAGTTATGTTTTATAATGAAAAAACAAAAAATGATATGTGGGATGAAGTAGACATTTTACTTACATCAAATCCAACATTACTTTTAAATAAACCGTCCAATAAGACTTTAGTAAAATATAAAACATCTTATAATGAGGGTATTGGTTCTGATTATGAAATTTCTTCACTATCAGAATTTGAAAAAATAATTTCAGAAATAGAAAAAAATGATTAAAATTTTAAATAACAACTATTACTTAGATTTAGACAAATTGGATGAGGAATTACAAATTGAAGGTTCATCTGGTGAAACTCAAATTCATTTAGTTAAATACGAAGTAGTAAAAATGTTACTTGACACGATACTGACTGAAGTTGAGCAAGTTGACGAAACATTAGGTGATAAGAGTAATGAATTAACAATACCATTCAAATTGGCATTCAATACACTTTTATTTAAAAAAATAATAAACAAAATATAAATTAAGATATGACTAACGAACAAATACAAAAATTAGAATTATCTATTTTGAACCTAAAAGAAAAAAAATCAAGGGTTTATTTTATGGTTCAAGATACTAAAGGTAATGCAAAGGCGTCTGTTAAATACATTTATCAAATGGCGATGTCTCTCAAAAAAAATGGATTTAACCCAATAATGTTACATGAGAAACCAGAATATCATGGTGTTTCAGATTGGATGGGTGAAGAATATATGTTACTAGAACACAGACCGATTGAAGGTACTAATTTAGAAATTTCTCCTGATGATTTAATTGTTGTACCTGAACTTTATGGGTTTGTAATGGATCAAATCACAAAATTACCTTGTGGTAAAATTGTTTTAAGTCAATGTTATGACTACATATTTGAAACTTTACAACCAGGTCAGACCTGGAGTAATTTAGGGTTTTTGAAATGTATTACAACTTCCGAAAAACAAAAAGAATATTTAGAGGGAGCTATGAGAAGCGTTTCCTTTGACGTGATTCAACCGACAGTTTCTGATTTGTTTGTAAAAAGCGAATATCCTGCTAAAACTATTATTAACATCCACACTAGAGATCATAGAGATACTATAAATCTAATTAAACATTTTTACGCAAAATTCCCTCAATATAGATGGATTACGTTTAGAGATTTAAGAGGTTTAACAGAAACTCAATTTGCTGAAGCAATGAAAGAAAGTTTTGTGTCTGTTTGGATCGACCAACAAAGTTCATACGGAACTTTCCCATTAGAGTCTATGAAAATGGGAATTCCTGTAATTGGGTTAGTTCCCGATGTTGTACCTTCTTGGATGAGTGAAAATAATGGTATATGGATTAATAATAAAACAATTATAACTGACGTTATTTCTGACTTTATCCAAAATTGGCTTGAGGACAACATCAATCCTCAATTACTTGAAGAAATGGAAAATACCGTAAAAACTTTACCTTCGTTAGAAGATTTTGAATCGGAAGTGGTTAGCATTTTCTCTAAGTTTTTTGAGACAAGATTAGAAAATTTTGTAATTCAGTTAGATAAATTTCAAACAATAGAAGAATAATATGGAAAATATAAATACAATTTCAGTAGTGTTGCCGATTAAGAGTTCTTCGGCATTAAGTTTCGAAGATTTTTTCGAAAAATGTATAAAATCAGTACAATACCAAAAAGAGAATGTTGATGAATTAGTGATCGTATATTGTAATGAGACTAATTTAGAAAAACACGTAACATCTTATGACTATGATGGTTTGAATGTTGTTTTTGAAAAATATGAAGGGACTCCAAGTTTCCAAAAACAAGTAAATCACGGTGTAAAAGTTGCGTCCTCTAATTGGATTAGTGTATTAGAGTTTGACGATGAATTCTCTAATATTTGGTTTAAAAATGCTCGTAAATATATGGACATTTATAGAGACGTTGAGGTGTTTTTACCAATAGTAGTTGATGTTGATGATAAAGCAGTTTTTGCTGGATTTACTAACGAGGCCACATTTGCAGCCAACATTTCATCCGAGATTGGGATTCTTTCAAATGAAACATTACAAAATTTCCAAAACTTTCAATTTTCAGGATGTGTTTTCAAAAAAGAAATGTTTGAGAAATTAGGTGGTCTTAAATCTAATATGAGATTAACATTTAACTATGAATTATTTTTAAGATTGACTCATAACTCTGTTAAAATTATGTCGATCCCTAGAGTTGGTTACAAACATATGAATTTGAGAGAAGGGTCAATTTTTTGGAATTACAAAAATGGTGAGAATAAAATTTCGGAAGATGAAGCGAGATTTTGGATCGAGTCCGCTAAAAAAGAATATTTCTTTACAGTAGAAAGGGATATAAATTATGAGCCCCAAAGTGTTTAATGTCTTTGAATGAGAGTCCTGAAACGATAGAAAAGAAAAAGAAAGGTAGAAAACCAAGCACATTAAATTATTTTGCAGAAAGAGAGGAAAATGCGGTTAGACTATTTTTGGTCACCGAATCTTACCAAGAAAGAAACAAAATATACAATGAATTCTTGAGAGAACCTTTAGATAAAATGATATCTTCAATTATAAGAAGATATAAATTATACAGAAAGGATATGAATTATGATGAAATTCATAATGATACACATTCCTTTTTGATGACAAAAATAGAAAAGTTTAAGCCTTCAAAAGAAAAGAAGGCTTATTCTTATTTTGGAACTATTTGTAAAAATTATTTGATGGGTCAAATAATGAAAGATCAGAAAGAAATGAATCGTAAAATTTCATACGAAGACATTTCATCTGACTTATCAAATCGTGAAGATATGGCTTACTATATTGATAAAGAAGATTTAAGTTCTGAAATGATAATTAAAAAATTTTTAGAAAAACTTAAAGATACTTTAGATAATGAAACTAGTAATGAACAAGAACAAAAATTAGGTTCTGCAATTTATGATCTGTTTGAAAATTACTCAACAATTTTCCCCGATTCAAATAATAATAAATTTAATAAAAATATTATTTTATTTGAATTGAGAGAGATGACAAATCTCTCAACTAAAGAAATTCGTACCTCTTTGAAAAAATATAAAAAAATTTACTTTGAGTTAGTCCAAGAAATTTTAAAAAAATAATATTTATAGAGTATGCCAAGACCAACTAAAAAACAAATTAATTTAAGTAAGGATTCAATGTTATCATTGATGCAGGAAATCTATAATGAACTTGTAGAACAAAGGAATACTGCAATTAGGATTCAAAACAAAATGTTAACAATGATGAAAGAACCTGAGGATATGACTCTTATAGGTCCAGTTATTGAAAAACAACAAAAAATCATTAATGATTGTGTTGATAAAAAATTAACCCTATCTAAGTTACAAGCACAAATGTGGCAAAAATCTTCAGAGAAAGAAGAAGATTTTACGTTGTCTGATTTGGAAATGGATGATGAGGTATTGCAAAATTTGTTAAAGAAAGATATCAATTCGGATAATAAATATAAAATGTAATTATAAAATATTATGCCAATTGAAGTAGGTCAAAGTTTTAAAAAAGTCGATAAAGCAGCACAAGTATTCCCGATTTATAAACAATTAAGGGAAGATCAAAAAAAATTACAGAAAAAAGCATCTGACTCTTTTGATACTAGTGAAAAATTTCTTAAAACACAATTATCCGAATGGTCTGAAAAAAAACAAGATTTCCAAGATGACGTAAAAACAGCATTCACCGAATTAGTAAAGTTATCAAAACTTATAAAAGGTAGTGGTGCCGATAGTGACAATTATTTAAAGAAAATTTTCATCAAATCATTAAAAGAGCTACAACCACAATTAAAAGAAATTTTTATTGATACAACTAAAAAAACTTTAGGTTGCTCTACAGATCAGATCTTACCCGCAAACTCACCGCAATACATACCTGTCCAATCAGTAGACTTTTTTGACTATCTCACAATTAGTGCCGATACTAAATTAGGTAAGTTAATTTATGAACCAAATTTATTAAATTATTATTCTTATCCATTCACAATGAACAAATGTTTATATGATAGGATACAAAACTTAGGTCAACCACTAAGTGCCGTTGCGGGTACACCATATGTTGGGACCTCAACTCAAAACATATTTGATGTTGAGTATGTTGAGCAATTTACAAACCCCTTAGGAGGTCAAATTATTCAAGGTAACTTTTTTAAAGTCACAATTAGTAACAGGGCAAACGCATTAACTGTTGATGAATTTTTGAATGATTATTTTTCAACAATAGATTTATTTGATCAAAAAAATTTTTACACACAATTAGTTAATATTATAACAGGTTCTGTATATTCATACAAGGGTGCGGGTACAAACGAAATTTATTTTTTTCAAAAATTTTTAAAAATATTACAAAGAATTTTAGGATTATGTTACGACGCAACTCCTGAAATAGATGTAAGTGGTGTTGCTAAAATTTCAGAAAGAGATATTTTGAGTGATGATTTCTTTGAGTTAAGTAATTTAGATCTCAGATTAATTGAACAAAAAGTTTCAGATATAAAATTAGGTATTATTGATTTTGAAGAATGTGATAACATTAAGGTTAAAATGAATGTTGAATCGGTTATTGATGCACTTTCACAATTAAATTTTGTTGAGGGAATAAATGAAAATAATATAATAAATCAAACCTCAAATATTATTAATAACACAACTGATCAAAGATTTAAATTGGCTTACGATGGGGCTTGGATAGAAGAATTTCCTAAAGCACTTTTAACAACAATATTGAGCCCAAAAGTTATGTTACCATTTATGACAACCGCTAAATCATTAGGACAGTCCGCAACAGTTGATAATACAAAAACACTTGAGGATTTTATAAAAAATTATAAGACATTTTTAATTGAGTTTATGTCACAAGTTGGGTCTATCTACACAAGAATAATTTATAATTTAATTAGAAAAGATATTAAAAAACTATTAAAAGAAATTTTAGCAGATATTGAGAGGGAAAGAAAAGAGAAAGTTAAAAACTTAATATTCCCATTAACTGTTTTAGGTGTTGGGGTGTCTTTAAAAATATTAAAGGACTTTAGAGATTGTAAAAGTATTGTTGATGATCTAACAAAAATATTAAGTTTAGTTGTTAGAAGGAAAGTTAGTGCTCTTCAGGCAAATCCCAATGCGGATGTTCCATTACCTTTATTATTTACCGCAAGATTATTAGAGGGAGCATCACCTACAAGATCGTACATTAATACTGTACAAAAATTAGAAGAATTGGGAGTTCCTACAGGACCTATGCCAGACGGAAGTCCAAACGAATTTTTGGCGGCAATTTATGCTGTAATTCAAGGAATGGATCAAGAAAATGCAGAAAACGGAAAATCGGTAGTTGCCGTAGGTCCATTAACGGTAACACCATTATTTACAACTGTACCACAAAAGGCTTATGGAAAATCATTTTAAATTTGAGAGGGAAACTGTTGATTCTAAAAAAATTTTAGAAATCATAAAAAGTTATAAAGAGTCATCTAATAAAGATTTAAATCTCGCACTACAATTTATTCAAAAAGATTTCGAACACACAAAAGAAACTCTTTTAAAATTAAGTGAGCATTTAGATAAATTAGAAAACACTTATAATATGTTACATAAAGAATTTATGAATAGAAATGTTATTTGACGGTAAACATATATTTTATGGTCGTGTTTTAGATAATAAAGACCCACTTATGTTAGGAAGATTAAGAATTTTTCCTAAACATGAAACTAAAACTGATTTAGAACCTGTGGACGTAAAAGGTAATCCGTTACCAGTTTCTTCATATGCCTGGAAGGCTAATGATCCATTTATATTTTTACCATTATTACCATACTATTTAAATCAAACCCCCGAAGTTGGTGAATATGTACACTTATTATATTATAATGTAAAAGAAAGAACTAATAACAGTAAATTCTATATTCAAGGACCAATTACAAGACCACAGAATAACTCTTTTGAGGATTATCCAAATGCTGAATCAATGTTGGCAAGTGGTGAATATCTTAAAACGTCAAATTCGTTAAGAGATGTTACAGGATCTACAATACCAAGTGTTTATGGTATCTATCCTGAACCAGGTGATAACGGATTATTAGGGAGGGGGACATCAGATGTTATTGTAAAAAGAGATTCGGTTTTAGTTAGAGCAGGAAAAAATTTCCAAACACAAACCGCAAACTTTAATTACCCTGAAAAAAACCCTAATTGGGGGTTTTTACAAATATCTAACTTTGATCAAGAAAGAGTTGTATTACCGTCAGTAACGGAAGAAGTTGCAATCCAAGAACCTTTAGAAGTAAAAAAAGTTATTGAGTGGAGTATTGATAGTTCAGCGTATATTTCAGGAAACACAACATTTAATACTACAACTGGTGACACGTTTTATAACGGTAGTATAAATCTATACTCATTAATTTCAAATGAACAGGTTACTACTGTTAATTTAAATTTAAACACACCGATAGATCAGTTTAAAACTAATTTAGATTATTCTATAACTTTTACAGGACTGACCTACAATTTGGCTCTTAATTTAATTAACACATTTATACAAAATTTTAATGATGGTAAAATTAATATAGATGGTTATCCCCAATACCCACCTAACAATGATCAACCAATCATTAATCAATTTCCTTTCTATGTTAAACCTGATTCAAAAACTTTAAATAAGTTAAATTCAACAGGAGTTACTAGCTTTAATTACGTATCATTATTTAACAAAAAAATCAAATTAAATCCATCTGAAACTTCTTACGGTAGTTTCCTTATTTGGTCAAGAGGTGTTGTTGGACAACAAAAAACTATAAAAACTCTAACAAGCGAACAAACAGAATATAGACCAAATCCAGTGTCATATGGGACTCTAACCGCAGATAATGTCTATCTATTATCACATAAAAGTCAAATTCCGTCACGAGGAGATAAAGTCAATCTTCAAGAATCTTTGTATGGAATAACACAATTACAATTTACAGAAGAGATAATAGACAGAACAGATCCGATGGTTAGAGGAGATCAATTAATGGTGTTATTAAACAAGATTGTTGACTTTATGGCGTCTCACGTACACAACCCAAATAAGGCACCAATCCCGATTGGTACTGATGGTACAAAAATTGACGAAATAAGAAAATTGATACAAGATGCCGACAATACAATTTTAAATCAAAATATTCGACTTAATTGATATTTATAAATAAAAAGTAAATGTCAATTAATAATTCATATTTTAACAAAAACAACACAATAGTTTCGGATAGTTATGTAAACACAGGAAGAAATCCTGTTATGCAATTATTTTATGGTGATGGTGGGATATCAAAACCCGTTGGTTATTCAAGATTTATATTTGATTTAGATCTAAGATTATTAAGAGAAAAATTGGCAGATGGGACAATTTCTATTGATTGTGCAAACTACTACATCACTCATAAGTTGAAGATGACAAATACTTCCACTTTTGATATTGATCTTTTAAATACAACGACTCCTGATGGTAGACAACGATCTACCTCATTTGATTTAATTCTTTTTAGAATTCCTTATTTAGATGATGACCCGACAACAGTACAACTTTGGGATGAGGGTGTTGGGTATGATTTTTATGATGTTAAAGACCCCATTGAAAGTGATAAAAACTACTCAAATAGACCTTCGAATTGGTTTCAAACAACAACACTTGATAAGTGGGGTGAACCTGGAACATATAACAATTTAAATTTAGGTGGTTATCCATTTTCGGCACTTACAATTTTAGATATACAACATTTTGAGTTTGGTAATGAGAATGTTGAATTTGATATGACATCAGAAATTAACAACTTATTAGCAGGGAATATTCCTGACGGCACAACTTGGGGTGTTGCGTACCTACCTCAACTTGAGTTACTTACGGGAACTGATGGTACATATTCAGTTGGGTTTTTCACAAGACATACTCAAACTTTTTATCAACCATTCTTAGAAACAACATATGACGATTTAATCGAAGATGATAGAAATTATTTTTCTATGGGTAAGGCAAATAAACTTTATTTATATGTTTATGAAGATGGTAATTTCATTAATTTAGATAAAAACCCATTAGTAACCATAAAAGATCCTGCGGGAAATCCAATAACAGGATTAGTGAATTTACCAAGTTGTAGAAGAACAAGAGGTGTATATGAAATTACATTACCGGCATTTATGGGTTATAAAACTCCGTGTCAATTTACCGACACTTGGTCTGATTTGAAATTAAATGGGTTTTCTTTACCGGACGTTATCAATGACTTTATTCTATACCCAATAAAAAAATCTATTCAAATCGGTACTTCAACATTTGATCCTTCTCAGTTTGGATTTGAATATTATGGAATTTTACAAAATGAAAAAATATTAGACACTGATATGAGAAAAGTTGGTGTGATAATTAAAGAAGCCTACACCTCAAATAAAATGTTACCAAATGTAGATGCTAGTTATAGAGTCTATGTGAGGGAAGGTAAAACTGAAGTGTTAATACAAGATTGGACAAATTTAAATAGGACCCCTAATGAATACTATTTTATGTTTGATACTAGAGATAAAATACCAAACGAATACTTCATCGACATACAAGTTAAGATGATGGGACAGATTACAACATATAAAAAACAAATCCAATTCCAAATCGTTAATTCAAAATTGAAGTATTTATAATAAAAAAGAAGATGGCACAATATGTTTTAGAATTATGTACAAATAACGAATTAACCGTAACGGTGGATGCAGGGGCGACGACCTTATTCCCAGGACAGATAGTTTCGTTCTTCAACGAAGAAGGATCAGGTTCTTGTGGCACTGTTGTTGAAGGTATCCCATCAACACCTGTTTATAGTCTTGGTAGTTTATATGAGTTTTGTAATGATTGTTTAAATGCAACACCTTATCAAGTTAATCCACCTGAATATACACTTTGTGTTAAAGATTGTGATGGTAACCTTGTTGAACTAACTCTCCCACATCCTGTATGGACTAATAATTATGGTGCCGCGGTAACACAATTAAACGCAGTCACTTTAGGTGGGGTAAATGGACTTAACAATTGATTATGAGAAATTTAGATAGAATTATTACAAAAGTTATTAGAGAAACTATAGAAGATGTTCCATCAACACAAGAGCAAGAATCTTCAAGATATATGTTTTTCTCAAATTTAGAACAAATGAGAAGACAATGTGATTTATTATTAGATTTAGATCACAAGATGGTTGAGTCTATTTTAGAAAATGGTCACGATTGGGCTCAAGATCATATTTCAGAAGCAAAAAACAATATGGACCAAGTTTTTGATTTCTTAATGAATGAATCAAAAAAAGATGGTATGGAACTTTCTATGAATATTGATGACAAAGATATGGTTATGATGGAAGGTCGTAAAAAAACAGGTACTAAACTTTGTGCTAGAGGTAAGGCAGCCGCAAAGGCGAAATATGATGTTTATCCTTCAGCCTACGCAAATGGATACGCAGTACAAGTATGTAAAGGTAAAAAACCGGGTCTTGACGGTAAAAAACATTGCTCAGGAGCATATTGTTAATTTTTAGTAAATTTTTTTTCCGGAAAATTTTTTTTAATCTAAATAATTCATATATTTGTAGAAACAAATAAACATATACATGAAAAAATTATTTAGAAGACTCTACAAACGATTTAAAGTACGAATGAATAGAATTGGTCGTTCTTCAGCAATGAAAACTTATGAAGAAGTGGAATTACACGAAAAAACCGCATTTAAAATCTGTGTCAAACTTATTTCCGATAAAGATTCAGATTTTATGATTGCACCAATGTCTCAAAAAAGGTACATAATCAATGAAAAGTTAAATCTATTTATTATCTTAGATTATGATAGAGTTGAGATTACAAATCACATTTTTCATTATGATGTAAAACTATCAAAAAGAGATACTGAACGTATATTATATTTATATGATACAGAGACAGAAAAAAGACGTTCAAACACTGAAATGAAAGTCAAAGAAAATATAAAAACAACCTTAGTTAAAGTATTAGACGCAATTAATAAACAAACCGAAAAAAACGACTAAAATGAAAAAATTAATCTTATTATCTTTATTGTCTTTATCTATTGTAAGTTGTAAATCAACATCACACACTGATTGCGACGCTTACGGAAATCTACAAATTGAGGATTCAACTAAGGTTGAGGGATATAACGAATCTCAAAGAGCTTTAGCGTACTATATTTTATCTTTACCTGAAAGTGAAAAAAATAAATGGGTTAAAGGCACATTTACTGAAGAAGAAAAAAATATTTTCTTAGACAGTGTAGAGATTAGAACTAAAAATTAATCGATTTTTGGGTATGGATCTATAACAGATGCGTTATTACCAAAACTGAAAAGATTTTTATCCCATTCAGGATCCATATCACCATTTACTCTACAATATTGTTTACCTTGTATTTCTTGTGTTTGGTATGTTTTCATAACGTATTTTTTATCCGTTAAAACACCTTTCAGTTTCGGGTCGGTTACCTCTTCAAATTCTAAAATTATGTCATCAAATACACCATCAGATGGTAAATCTTCAGATCTTCTAATTATAAGTTTTACAGGTCTTGACTCTTTATCATATTTTACTTGACTCCAAGGAAACGGTCCTATGTTTGTTGATAGTGAATTTTTAGGATCTTTAATATTTAATTGTACACAAGTTAAATTTAAACCGTCTGATAATGAGGGTTTTTTATTTAATTGAGTTGCATTAGTAGATAATTGGATGTTTTCTTTAAGAACTCTCATAACGATTCTTCTAATGTCTGATTCTGTTAATTTTACAATTTTTTTCACGTCTTCGTTTGTTTTCTTTTTTGGTTTATAACTTGTCATAACAGGTTTTTGTCCTTTTCCTGTTTGTATGTCTTTTTTTTCTGCTCGTCTTTTTTGTTGACACGCAGATCTTTTTTGTGAGTCACTCATTTTACCCGCAACTCCAGCAGCTCTACATTTGGGGTATGATCCTTTAGATGTATCTTTTCGTCCACAAGGAGGGTGTTTTCCGTCAACTTTACGACATATATCTACCCAAGGACCTTTTGGTTGAGAAGATCCCTTAGGTTTCTTCTTTTTACCAAACCAAACAGCCAAATCTTCATTTATTGAGTGAGGATAATCTACATCTCTAAAATATGATCCATTTTTATCTTTTTCCCAAACGCCAACTATTCTCTTAATATTATTTTTTAAATTATTTTTATTTTTTTTTTCGTTTTCGGTAGGAACTACAAATGGAAACATTTCATTTTCCCATTTATATTCACCAATCTCAAGAGGTGCGTTATAAGGACCACTTGTAATTGAAGTGTCAGCTTCATTTATGATATTATCATAGGATAAATCAACCCATTCATTGAATGGTACTTTTATTGTGTATGGTTCCATTTTTTCTTTAAATGAGGGTTTTTTATTATTTGATTTATATTTTTCATTTCTTATATTATAAATATCTAAATAATGTAAAATGAGTCAAGAAGAAAACAAAGTGTTTGCCAAGTTATTTGGTAATGTAGATATTTTAAGTGAAGAACATTTAGAATTGATATTACAAAATATGAATAAAGAACAATCATTATTTTTTTTGGTTGAGGCAATCAAGTTGGGTTATAAACAAAACCTCTATACTATTGGTGAAGTAGAAGTAATATCTAAAGCCATTAGAGTTATGAACAGAAACTAAATTTTATTTTATACAAAAAAAAAGGTCAGATTTCTCTGACCTTTTCTTATTCGGTGTTTAATTGATTATCTCAATTCTCTCAAGTCAAATGTTCTAACTCCATCAACTGTGATACGTCCGTAGAAACGGTTGTTAACCATTTTCTTAGCGTATCTTGTCATAATACCTTTGATAGGTGTGAAGTTGAATGGGTTGTACATTGTAGGAGTTAATTGTAGAGGTACATACGGAGCGTAGATGTAACCTGTGTCTAACAATGACGTTCCTTTGTGTCCTACTAACACTTGGTTAGGTGGGAAGTAAGGGTCACGGTAAACTTGGTATCTACCTGATAATGTACCAACTCTCTCAATACCCATGTTGTATTGATCTTGCTCAGGAGCTGCGTTAGATACGTGGAAGTATTCTAAGTCATCAAAGATTGCAGAAACCTCAGAAGATACAACGATCCAGTTAGCACCACCTCTCAAAGTTGATTTGTGGATTTGTGCTGACAATTGGTTGATCGCTGTGATCAAAGTTTGGTTCCAGTCTTTTTGAGTGTAAGAAGTGGTAGCACCAATTCTTCTCCATCCGTTGTAGTCCCAACGTAAGTTCCAAGCTGCACCTTTACGTAAGTCACGTAAGATTTCACGGTCGATCTCAGCTGCTACTTGCTCTGACAACAATGCTGTCAATTCAGCTTCAGCGTCGATGTTATGGAATGCAGCTACGTCTTGAGCTAATTCAGGAGACCATTGTGCTCTTAGTTTTCTTTCTGTAACAGATACAGTTACTGACTCAAGGTCAAAAGAAACCTCACCAATTTTGTCTTCGAATTCCATTTCTTCGTAACGTCTCCAAGTTGCTTGGAAAGATGTTCCTGATGTAAGTGCACTTAAAGTAACACCTGTGTAACCATCTAATGATGTATCACCACAGTCAGCACATGCTGGACAAGAAAGGTCTACTTCTAAGTAGATACATCCTTCAGAGTCACAAATATCCCAATAGTTACCACCGTTACCTGTGTTGTTAGCGATAGTTTGAGGGTAAGTGATGTTATTGAAGTTTGTAGGTGTTTGATTACCGTATTGAACAATACCTTTACCGTAGATTTGAGTTACAACTCTAAATAAAAGTGGTCCAGATCCTGTAGGACATGGAGAACTTGCTGCTTGTCCGTAACCTGTGTATTTAGTGATAGTTAAATCAGAAAGGAAAGATTCTGTATCCATTTCTTGACCATCAGGACCGATAAGTTTACCAGCACCTGTAGAAGTAAATCCACAAAGTTTCATTAAGATTTTTCTAATGTTTGGTCCTACGTAAGTTGCGTCATTGTTAGATGCATCAACCAACATACCGTTAACCCATTTTTGAACTGAAGTTTCAGTAGTACAAGCTGTCCATCTACCTTTAGAGTAGTCAAACAATCCTGGAGGATCTAACGCCGCTTCGTTACCTTCGTAGAACAAGTCATAAAGGTTTTTACCGTAAGGGTAGTTAGGAACTGCTCCTGAGTTAGGATAACCTTGTCCTGGGTTATTTTGACCTGCATTTACTGCTTCAGGTGAACCGATTGGTGGGTAGTGAACTCCTCCGTTATCAGTTTGTACATCGTTAGCATATCCTTGGATACGTGGTACAAAGTAGAACAATTTACCGATAGGTAAGTTCATTGCTTGTACAGATACGATGTCGTTAGCCAATAATTTAGAGAATACACGTCTTACGATTGGGAAAACAACAGTTTCGAATGCTCCGTTAGAAGTACCGTCAGATGTTGCTTCGTTAATCAAGAAAGATGCTTGGTTCTCATATAATTGAGCTACGTTTTCTTTTAAGTGACCTTTTAGACCATCCAAGAAGCCTAATTTGTCCCATTTGTTAATTGTGTCTTCTTTGATAACTTTAAGGTGTTTCAAACCAATGTTACCAACAAGACCTGATTCTAATAATGCTCCCATTTTTTTTGAGTTTTTATTATTTATTGTTTATGTTTATTTTAATTTTCCCATTAAATCCTTCATTCTCAAGAATTGAGGATTTTCATAAGTTTTTGATTCAATCAAGTTTGTAGCGGATCCTGTTGTAGGAGTTTTAACTACGTTTCTCTCGAATGATTCTTTAATTGTTGTTTCTGATCCTTTTGATACTGAACCTAATTCATCTTTAATTACTCTATAAAGATTTTTAGATTCTTTAAGTGACTCCACATTATCAAATCTTCTTAGAATGTTAATTTTTTCCTGTTTGGTTGTAGAATGCTCAGTGAAAAGTCTTGTTGCGTAAGCCAAATTAGAATTAAACACAGCAACTTCGTTAAGTTTTGTTCTGAAAACATCAAGAGCCTTTTTATATTCTTCGTTTTTTTCTCTTAGAAGATTAACTTCACCATTTACAGACTCTATTCTCAAATGAGATGGTGCTGCTTTTGGTTTAGGTAATCCAGGTTTACCCCAATATTTACCAGCCCCTAAAGTTCTTGACGCTTCTTTGGTTTCTTCTTTTTTAGTGTAATCTTTTTTACCCATGTGAGTTTTAGATTTATCACCTTTGTTTCCACCCATAGTTACTTTATCCCATCCTTCTTTAGATTCGCCTTCTTTATATTCAAATTTAGCTTTACCTGTACCAACAGCCTTTGTTCCTTTACCAAAAGCTTCTTTTCTTTTAGTATTAAAACCGCCGCTCATGTTAGGTTTTTTATCGTAGTTGAATTTTGGTCCTCTACCAACACCTACACCTTTAGGTTTCATCGATTTTTTAATCGCTTCCATAATTTTGTCTTCAACAGAATCTTCTCCGTCTTCTTCCTCTAAGTCACCATAACTATCCTCATCACCCGTACTTAAGAAAATATCTAAATCATCTTCGTCTTCAGGAAATTTAGGAAAACTTGGTTCCTCGTCGGCAGAAAGTTGGAAGTCATCGTCTTCATCCAAACCCATCCAATCTGTATCGATTTGTAAATCATCTTCATCTTCATCTAAGGTAATTTCAAAAACGTATTCGTCTTTTTCTTCACCACCAAAATCGTAATCTTCTTCTGTAGACCAAGACTCATTTTTTTCATCTTTAAACATATCATCAAGTTCAGATTCACCTAATCGGATCATATATTCTTTTTCGCCATCTTTTAAATTTATCATATCGTCATTTTTTGTTACGATTATTCCGTCTTCTGGTCCCATGGCCGTAAAAACTCTTAGGACCTCAGAGTCAGGTGCTGCTGTCATATCAATTGTCTCATCATCCATAAAATCTTCATCTTCATCGTCTTCATCATCCGAATCTAATTTCATTTCTATATCTGAATCCGTGTCATCAACAACATCTTCATCTGGATTTATTTCTGTGTTACTCACAGAAAGATTTGCAACCTCTTCATCATCATCTTCGTCTTGCTCGTTTAGAGATTCTTTTACTAATTGCTTGATTTCTTCCTTCATGGTTGAAGCAAGTATTCCTTTTGCATTCTCTTGTAGAGCTTCCTCCAAGTTCTTAATTTGGATTAATGCGTCTTCTACTACTTCTGATTTTTTTTGCATATTTTTTTAATCAACTTTCAAATAAATATTCAGAATATTAAAAAAAGTTATTATTTTAGGTATCTAATCGAAAAAAAATTAAAAAGCATAAAAAAAGGGATGTTAAAAACATCCCCAATTCTTTAAAAAAATTTTTTTCTATTACTCAATTACCTCATCAATTTTACTTTCACTGATCGAAGTAATTCTCCAATCCATTGAGTAATTTTCGTAAACTTTGGTCACTTTCGCTTCCACATCAGTTGGGTTATAACCACGAACTAATTTTTCTTCTCTCATTTTTTTAATCTTACCAGTCTCACTATCAACCATATCGGTAGTGATCTTTGCTACAAAATATTTTTCGTCCATAATAAATTTTATTTATCCAAATAATCGGATAATCTTTTCATTAAGTCAAGAGAAGCGTTTCCTGTTTCACCAACATGACGTTCAACTTGTTGTTTCTTTTCCTCATCCAAGTTCTCTTCAAAATTTAACCTATCATCAGGATTTAAGAAAAGATACGCACCTGGTGTAGATGGAGAAGATACTAAGTCAAAACAAATTAATTCAAAATCTTCTTGTACTTCGTTTTGTTCCCCCACTTTTTTAAGTGATCCTACTCCACGAGAAGAAATACCTAAAGTAACTCCTTGACGAAGATAGTTTGCTGCCAAATCTCCTTTTGTTGATACAATTCCTCTTTCGTGGAAACCTGGACTTGTAAGTAATTTTAATTTACCTAATAATATAGGACCCTCCCACCATATATCGGTGATTGCGTGTGATACTCTATCTAAATCTATTAAAGATGATTCAGGGTGATTTAACTCTGAAAGAGCCGTTCCTTTTTGAATCATCTTCTTATAATTTTCCGACTCTCTCTTTAAGATCTTCTCAGGATAGATTCTTCCGTTTCTATTTGGTGTGTCATATTTTTGTAATACCGCATAAAACTCAAAAGGTTTTGAGTGATCTAACATATCACGATTTTCTCTGATCATAGATAAGTTTCTTCTTTCATTTGGATCAATGTATCCCGCATCGTATTCGACAAGGATTCCTCGACCAGAATCTCTTGGTCCTAATATTTTTAATTCGCTCATTTAATATTTTTTATTAATAAATACTAAACAGTTTCAGTTTGTTTTTTTATTACTTTAACATTACCGTTCTTTGTTAGATAAAATTTAAAATATTTGTTTTTGGAAAAAACTTCTCCATATACATCTTTTATTAAATTTTTAACTGATTTTTTTAATTGGGGAGATTTGAAATCCATTGGTTCTTTGAGATAAAGATTTATTTCTAAATTCAAAAATGATTTCTTTTTTAATTGTAGACCACTAGTTCTTAAGTCTAAATCGACAATAAATTTGTCGTCAAAAAGTTCTTTGTTTATGTTTGTGTAAACCGAATGTTTTACTGATCTTGACATATTTGACACAACTCGGTTCCAATTTTCTATGTCTTCTTTGGGCTCAACCCAAGTTTGCAAATTTAAATAAATTGATTTCAGATTTTGTGAATCAATTGTTCCATAATGGGATCCC